ACGCTTACCGCCGAGCTTGCAAAGCTGTCTACAAAAGATCAGGCAAAGGCCAAAAAAGCCCTTGGCGCGGTTCTAGGTTTCTACCCGCCTTTAAGCGAGGACATGCAGAAGCTATCAAGCGCAGCGCAAACCTTGCAGATATTTACAACGCTTAGTTTAGCGACTATATCCTCAATCCCAGAACTTGCTGCAGCTGTTGTTAACACGCGCGAGTTCTCGGGGGTTATGGACGGATTCAAGACCATAGCAGCTACTATAGTCGACCCCAAAGAGCGTTGGGAATTTGCTCGAGACATAGGTGTAATAGCAAACGACTCGCTGGCAAACGCTTTTATGAGCGAGTCTGATATGCAGTATTTGACACCTGCGGCTCGTAGCGCCGCTAATAAGTTTTTTGAGTACACAGGTCTGAACCTGTTCACTAAATTCACTCGCGTCTTTGCCTCGCAAATGGCGCTTAATTTTATCACTAAGCATGCGACCACCCCCACAGAGCGTTCGGTTCGCTACCTCAACGAGTTGGGTCTAGAGGCGGACGTTGTTAAAAAATGGGTATCAGAAGGGAAAGGATTTACTACCCCTACTGGATTGGCTGTGAAACAAGGTCTTCAGAAATTTGTGGAATCCACAATGCTTAGGCCGAACGCAGCGGAACGCCCAATATGGGCATCTGATCCGCGCTACTCACTTCTGTGGCAGCTAAAGTCATTCCCCTATTCCTATGGACAAGTGGTGTTAGGGGGCCTAACCCGCGAAATGAAAGCGCGCCAGCAGGAAGGACGAGCAGCGGGCAAATCAGGCGGTCAGATTATTACTCAAGATCTTGCTCCTCATATGGCGTTGTTCGGATTGGCGGTGCTGCCTTTCGCAATTTTGTCGCTTGAGCTTAAAGAGAAAACGAAGTACGCGGCGAAGGCCGTACTCCCATTCCGTGAAGCGGATGATTCAATTTTTAAGTCGGATAATATGGACTGGGGCTCGTATTTCACTGCTGCCTATGGCGGTGCCGGTGTGTTTGGCCCCTTGGCGCTTCTCACTAGTGCGCAAACAGATGTTAAGTGGGGAAAGCCCCCAGTAAGCGTGTTTGGCCCGACAGTTGACACGTTATACCAAGTCTTTATTCAAGGTGATTACGAAAGGGTAATTCCGTTTTATAACCAGTTCTAGGAGCTAGCTATGATTGACGCAATAAAAGGCAAGATTATGGGCGGAAAAGAAGCGGTAGTCAGTTGGGTAGTAGATATGCCACTTCAACAGCGGCTTAGCTATGTGGTCATCGGGCTTCTCATTTTTCATGTGCATTGATGGAGTAGGGGATGAACATCTTTAAACTGGTTGGTAAGAAATTTAAATTCGCAGTGATGCGTATGACTGAAGCCGAGGCTGCGGGCTTGGTGATGATGGTGGGCCTTCTTATCAGTGTTGTATCTGTAGCGGTGGTTCTATGAAGTTTAGTGCGATCAAAGGCATTGTCGGGGGTTTGGCTCCTACGTTGGGCGCTACGCTTGGGGGGCCTTTAGGTGCCACGGCGGGGAAGGTGCTTGCAGAGGTGCTTGGTTGTGACCCGTCAGCGAAGGCAATTGATGATCGACTTAGGCAAGCCACACCTGAGGATCTAGTGGCCATCAAGGAAGCCGAACTTAAATACGCTGCCAAGATGGAAGAGCTCGGCGTGGATATGTTTGAGCTTGAGACTATTGATAAACAAGACGCCAGACGGCACTTCGCAGGAGATTGGACTGCCAGAGCGATTGGTATCTTAAGTATTCTTGGGTTCATCGCGTATATTTTCACGGTGACCATTATGCCGCCCACAGCAAACTCAGAGACGATCGTGTCACTCGTGTTGGGTTATATGGGCGGAATGGTGAGTGCCGTAATAAGTTTCTATTTTGGTGCTAGCCAAGCACAGTCAAACCCAACGGAGGACAAATGAGTTTCGCCGCTAAAAAGCTTATTGAGTGGGAGGGGTATAGGCAGTTTGCCTACCGCTGCACTGAGGACGTATTAACGCTTGGCATTGGCCGCGTTGTCCAAGAAGGAAAAGGTCCTGGAATTAGCCTCGATGAGGCAACATATCTGCTGGAAAATGATATTAGCAGGGTAGAAGACGAGCTTAAGAAGGCATATGACCCTTGGTACTCGGCCCTTTCAGAGGGACGCAGGACGGTGTTGATCTCGATGGCTTTCCAGTTGGGTATGCGCGGATTGGCCGGATTTAAAATGGCGCTGGCTAGCTGTTCGGAAGGCGATTGGCAGGGGGCGAAAGAGCACTTTATGGACTCAAAATGGGCAAGAGAACAGACGCCCAATCGAGCGACTAAAGTGTGTGAGTTGTTAATTCAAGGCTAATTTATTTGTGTAAATGTATTAGCAATGCTAATATAATTGATACTGGGTGCTGCTATGGCTGAAAAAATTAAGCTGGTCCAAGGTGACACGTTACCTTCAATCAAGCTAACTCTAACAGACCCCACCGATGGGGTTGTACTCGATCTATCTGACGCTGGCACTGCGGTGAATGTGTATTTCCGCGCGGTCGGCAGCGACACAGTATTGTCTACTTTGGCCTGTTCTAAGATAGGCGGGGGTGTAGATGGTGAAGTGCGGTTCGACTTTACCGGCGGGGCTCTCAATGTCCCTGCTGGTCCTTACGAAGGTGAGATTGAGATTAACTTCGATGGGGCACTACAAACAGTTTACGACAAACTCAAATTCTATGTTCGTGAAGATTTTGCATAGCGGAGGCAAACTATGTCAGCAATGTCAGATTACCTAGAGAACTCTTTAGTAGACCAGATTTTCAGAGGTCAGACTTCTCCTACAACATCAACACTCTATGTGTCGCTTTTCACTGCGTCTCCTGACGATACCGGCGGCGGCACTGAGCTCTCCGGTGATGGTTATGATCGAGTGTCGGTCACGTCCAGCCTGACAGCTTGGGCTGGAACACAATCGAGTGGTAGCACGGCCGCATCAAGTGGCACAGGTGGTGCGACAAGTAACAACGTTGAGATTTCTTTCCCAGAGCCCTCGGCTTCCTGGGGCCAAGTAACATCGTTTGGTGTTCACGACGCTTCAAGCGGCGGAAACTTACTGTTTCACGGCTCTTTGTCTATCAACAAAACGATAAACGAAGGCGATACAGTTACTTTCCCCGCTGGTTCCTTAGCTGTCACGTTCGCCTAACTCTAAGGCCGAACTTAGATGCTGAATAGAGCGCGGTTTAATCAAGTATTATTCAATGGTGCTATCGGCTCCGTTGCAAAACTTGTTGCGCTTGCGGGAACGCTTGCGGTAAGCAGCGGTTATTCAGCAGAGCTTTCTAACAGTGTAAAAATTACCGGCGTTGTTTCGACTCAGGTCAGCACGAACGGGTCGCTGTTAAAGAAAAACAACTTATCGGGTGCCCTACTTAATACTGCTGGTAGTGACGGCAGTATTACCCTTGCGGCTCCACTGCAGGGTAGCATCACTGCCCCCGCGACCGTTGCTGCCGGCATTCATTTAGCCATACCTGTAGACGGCCGATCAGACCTCGGTGGCGCATCTGTTTCTGGATCGCTCGCGGGTAGTGTTACAAGCTCTGTGCCTCTGGCGGCTGCTGCGTCAGCGGTCGTTCTTACGTCTGCGGATGTAGAGCTCAGTAAGCCAATCGCCGCCGCGGTTGAGATCAACACAAGCACGGCCGGTGGATTAGGTCTCGCAGCAAACTTAAGCGGCTCCGCGGCAGGTGTACTTGGGGCCCAAGCAGACGTTCATGTTGTTGTTAATGCGTCGGCCACCTCCGTTTCTTCTGCTGAAGCAAGCGCCGACGTTGCTCTTGCCAAACCGCTTGCGGGCTCGATAAATGTCGAAACATTAGCAGAGCCTGAGTTAGCGAAAACAGCAAACTTAGAAGGCGCCGCTTCGGTATCTTTAAACCTAAGTGCGACGCCTAGAATAATTAATGTCGTCAGGGCGTCAGTAGATGCCTCGGCAGACGTGGCTGTCGCGCCTCTATCTAAGACGGATAACCTCGCTGCAGAGGCCATTGCAGCCGTCGCCGTCAGCGGTGAGTTTGACCTTGTTATCCCCGTTGCCGGTTCTTCAGATGCCGTGGCTACCAGTGGTGGCTTGGTTGTTCTAGACATACCGCTTGAGGGCCAGTCTGATCTCGGCGGGATGCAGGTGGTTGGGTCACTCAGCGGCGCTGTATCGGTAGATATACCGTTAGCGGCCTCCGCAGTCGCAGTTACGCAGACAGCCGGCAGTATTGATTTAGTTATCCCCGTAAATGGTCAGTCATCTGTAACAGCGGTTTCGTCACCCGAGCTTGGGCTGACCGTAAACCTCGACGGCCTGTCTGGTTTAGGCGGAGTTTTCGCTACCGGAACCTTAACCGGCGGCATTGATCTACATGTATTTGTCGGCGGCTTTGCTGACATCGCAGCAACTACCAACGGTTATATCGAGCTGGACATACCAGTAGCGGGCACGGCAGCGACTAGTGCGGCTACCCAAGGCGACGTCCATCTCGATATACCCATTGAAGCGTCGATCATAGCGGCGGCAAACGCAGACGCGGACGTTAACATAGTTGTTAACTTATCTGGCACTTCGGCGGTGCAGGTGTCTTCTGCCGGTGACGTGCATGTCACAGCAGCACTAGGCACAGCAGTACTCGGCCCCGTTGTGGTCACTGGTGATATTCATATCACCAAGAACTCCTCTGCGTTAGTGGTTGCAACTGCTGCGACGGCGCAAGCCGACATCCATCTCGACGTTCCTGTAGCGGTTGACCCAGCAACTACGCTAGCAACGCTTACTCCTGACGCATCTCTACGAGTACTCCGTTACTACGATGATGTAGTAGCGGCGGTAAGTGTTAGCGGAGTTAGTGCGGAGTACGAGTTAGATAATTCGACCTACGCGGCGGCTTACGGCTCTTATAGTGCAGCGCCGGTTGTCGCAAGCATCATCTACTCGGCAGTCGTAAGCGATGTCATAGCGTCCGTATCAGTCGAGCGGGGTGTTACTGCCACCACAGAAGTTGAGTACGCAGAAACTTACATCATTAGTTACTTAAAGGCCGCGTAATGGCTGTTCTTTATTCAAACAATGCAGCATCAAGTTTGGCCGGTGGCATAACTGACACAGCAACGTCGCTCACAGTATCAACCTCAAGCGGTGCTGAGTTTCCTGATCCAGGAGTAGGGGACCATTTCTACGTTACTTTAATTGGAGACAATGAAAGTGCGGCAGAGATTGTAAAAGTAACAGCGCGCACTAATGACACTATGACAATTGTGAGAGGCGTAGACGGAACAACAGCGAGCACATTCAACGTGGGCGACACAGTCGAGCTTAGGATGACTAAAGCAGTAATGGATGACATCCAAGAAGACGCCGCAGATGAGGCAATGGCTATGGCCATTGCTCTAGGCTAGAGGTGAATAATGGCTACTAGCTTTGTTAATGCAATATCGAGCGACATAGGCGTAACTGAGACAACTATCTACACAGTAGGCGCGTCAGAAAAAGCGTTGTTGATTGGATGCAATGCAGCAAATGTCTTCGGCACCATTGTTCCGTTTTCACTAATTCTGCGACGTAGCAGCGGCGACACATATATAGCCAAAGATCTACGCGTAATGAATGGCGAGAACACCGAGGTGATGAAAGGACGAATAGTTATGGTCGCTGGCGATCAGCTAATTGCTACGGCCGGTATAGATGATGCATACGATGTAATCGCATCTTTATTAACAGGGGTTAAATAATGGCTGGATTTTATTCAGGCACGGATTTAGCGACACAGACTTTCTATGGTTTTCGTTTAGACAACGCCACAGGCGACCTAAATGTCGAGATTATCAACGATGGGAGTGAAGTGCATATTCCTCAGGAAGGGGCCATAGACGCCAATGATTACAAAGCGTGGGTCTGGAGTCGAGACACTATTCGATTTCAGTGGGCTAACAACGGACACTTAATGGTGAAATTCTTATGACACAACTTATTGATCTCGGGAAACTGAGGTTCCATTTCGCCGGTGAGTGGTCCTCTGCTACGCAATATGAAGCCAATGACATCGTTAAGTATGGTGGTAATGTCTATGTCTACACCTATGGGCTGAAGACTTCTGCCAACCTGCCTACCGATAATGCTTACTGGGCATTGATGGTCGAGGGATTTAAGTTCTCTGGTGTATTTGACAGCTCAGTTGAATACCAAGTCGGCGACGGCGTGACTCACGGCGGTAAGGTATATGTCGCGCAGCTTGACACTCAAGGTAACACTCCACCTAATGCCACTTACTGGTCTCAGTTTGTCGATGGCATTCAGTGGGAAGGCACCTATGACAATACTGCTGCTTACCAGAAGAATGACCTTGTCTCCTACGGAGGCGGCTCTCTTTACATAGCTAAAGTTGACACTACCGGCAATTTACCCTCGGACACTACCTACTGGCAGAAATTCTTAGAAGGCGTATCAGTACAAAGTATTTATAACGCTTCGACTGTTTACACTGAGAATGACCTTGTCGCTTATGGCGGCAACGTTTACCGAGCAAAAGGTGACACTACTGGCAACGCGCCAAGCAGTGCCACGCACTGGGAAATTTTTGTATCAGGTGTCAGCAACAGAGGCGCCTATGATGCGGTGGTAGCCTACGCGCTGAATGATATTGTCGCTTACGGCGGTAATCTTTATCGAGCGAAGGTTGACACCACTGGCAACGCGCCAAGCAGTACCACGCACTGGGAAGTATTTTCTACTGGCTTCAATCCGCTGGGGGCATACGACGCCGCTACTGCTTATGCTTTGAATGACGTTGTTGGTTATGGCGGCGGCTTGTATAGAGCGATTGCCGATACCACTGGTAACGTCCCTACCGACACTAGCAAATGGCAGGTATTCCAAGACGGTATGAACGCACGCGGTGCGTGGTCTACTGCGACTGCTTACTATCCTGGCGATGTTGTTAGCTACGGCGGTAATACTTTTCGAGCATTGTTAGCTCATGCGTCCGGTAATTTTGATACTGACCTTGCCAACGGGGAATGGATTAAATTCAACGGTGGTGTTGCTTGGAGAGGCGGTTGGAGTGCTTCTGTTGATTACTTAACTGACGATATTGTCAGGGACAGCGTCGGCACAGTTTACATTGCTAATTCAACCCACACCTCTACCAGCGACTTCGCAAACGACAAAGATGTAGATAACCGCTGGACGTTGTTTGTTGCTGGTGGTTCAGACGTTCTGCCCGCTATCCAATCAGGCGATGCGGGCAAGTCACTTTCGATTAATGGTGATGGTGTTACGTTAGAGTGGGCCACTGATGGTTCTGCTAATGTTTTTTACGTGGCTTCCCACGGGCAAGATCTTGCGGCGTATGGTTCTAGCCTTACATACCCATACGCATCTATTAAGTATGCATGTGCGCAAGTTCCCTCTAATGTAAAAGCGACTATTTACGTAAAGAACGGTACATACGATGAGCAATTGCCAATCGTAGTTCCTGCGAACGTAGCGATTATCGGCGACAGCCAACGTACAACAATTGTTCAGCCCGCCTCGGGTAACTCTGACGACGGCTCAACACTTAACAATGAAGCAACCATGTGGTTGCTATCTGATGGTTCGTTGCTCAACAAGATGACTTTCAAAGGCATGACAGGTTGGACGACGGGATCTACTGCGGAAGACATCACTACTTCTACCATCAAAGGTGTGTTCTGTGCTTTAAACCCCTCATCTGCAGTCGCGGTCAAGTCACCTTATGTGATTGAGTGCTCGGCGATAGGACAAAATGCAATCGGTGCGATTGTAGATGGATCAGTGCATTCGACCGGTAATAAGTCGATGTTGTTCCACGGCTACACCGTCATTGCTGATAACGGTGTGGGCTTCTGGATTAAGGACGCTGGTAAAGCTGAGATCGTCTCGTGCTTCACTTACTACTGTTACTTCGGTTATGCCACAACGGGCGGCGGTTTTATCCGTGCTTTGAATGGCAATAACTCTTACGGCACATGGGGCGCAGTATCAAGCGGCTATGACACCAACGAAGCTTACATTTCTGGCACTATCCTCGGTCAAGAACTTAACTTCACACTTGCTTCTGGAAGTCCGGTCGAAGGTGAAACAGTTACGGATGATGTCACTGGTGGCACCGCCACAGTCACTAACGTCCAGTTGACTGCTAACAAGGTCTACGTAAAAGACGTTACCGGCACCTTCGGTGTGACTAACGGAATTACTTTCGGAACCTCCAACGCTACGGGAGCAGTGAGTGGTGGCGGGTTGGAAGACCAATCTGGGTTCGTCCTAATAATGGACGGCTTTGATGGTTTTCCAAAACCAGGAATGAGTTTGTCAATTGCGGGCGACTCTATCTCCTACGTTATCCAATCGGTAAGCGGTACATATACAGACGCTACAAGCGAACTGGTCATTGTACTTGCTCAAGAGAAAGTTGCTGGGTCAGCTGATAATGCAGCGGTGCATTTGCGCAAAGAATACTCCCAAATTCGACTGACAGGCCATGACTTCCTGAACATCGGCACTGGCGGGATAACGACTACAAATTATCCTGGCGCTCCATCACAGCCGCCGGCTCAAGGTAACGAGACAAATGAAACGTTTCCTGGACGTGTGTACTACGTGTCTACGGACCAAGATGGAAACTTCCGTGTTGGTGAGTACTTCCGAATTGATCAAGCAACGGGTAGGGCGACACTTAATGCCAGTGCGTTTGATTTGGCGGGTCTTACATCGTTACGACTCGGCTCTATTGGCGCACAGCTCGGCGAAACTATTAACGAGTTTTCCGCCGATCCCACTCTATCAGGAGGTAGTAACTCTGCGGTGCCTACTGAGTATGCAGTAAAGACTTATGTCGATACGGCAGCGTCAGGAGCACAATCTGCAGCCACAACCGCAGCTAACTCTTACACAGATACACAGCTCGGCAGCGTCTCATCAACAGAGATTCCGTTCATAGCATCGATCTCTGCGGACGAGACGGCGGTATCAAATTCCATGCGTTTCTCGATGGACACATTCACCGTTAATAGCGGTGTCACTTATACGATCCCCACCGGATCTTATCACTTTGTACTTAATCCGAACGGCTTCGCGCTGTTTCAATAAATAGGGCTTAAATTATGTCTAAGATCATTGTTGATCAAATCCAAAAAAGCGGTGGGGCTGCTCTTACTCTGCCAACTTCAGACGGTGCCTCTGGCGATATTATGGTAACTGACGGTTCGGGGGCGTTGAGCTTCGCATCAGGAGCGACGTCGGTACAGGTATCTAAATACAGCAAAGCCTTCGCGGTTACTGGCAGTAGCTACAACGCCACTAACAAGATCATGTGGACGGATGTGTTAGCCGGCGTATCAACTGACGATATTTTGATCGTCAATATACACGGCAGAATGAACTCCACGAGTGCTTTCCAAACTAGAATAATAGGCGTTGATGCTAGTGGAACTGCAATTAC